AAGCAAAGAAACCCTTCAAAGTTACGTTAATAAACGTCAATGGGATATGGGTGCTAATGAAAAGGCGCAAAAGAAAATGGATACTGGTTTAGCTAGAGCTGAAACTAAACTAAAAGGCGACCAACATAAGATTGATAAGAACAAGAATGGTAAATTAGACGCTCAAGATTTTAAATTACTTCGTAAAGAATCTTCAGATTCTTTATCCGGAAATTTTAAAAAAATAAATGTTAATTCAACTGGAAAGGGAATATATTCTGCATCGCACCATAGCTATCAAAGTAAACACGATATTGATGGCGTTTCTCATACAATTAAAACTGATATTGATAATGATGGGGATAGATGGCATAGTGTTCATTCTGGAGGAAAAGAAATCCACAGTTCATCTACATCAGACGGAGATGGATTGGAACACATTTCTGGCGTAAAACCAACAGGCGAATTAAAAAAAGCGTTTGATTCTCATTTAAAAAACGTTGATAATCACCAAAGAAAAAGAATGGATGAATCTTATATTCAAGAAGTATTAAAAGTTTCTGATGGTGTTGATGCTTGGGTTAGCGATTTTGTTCATTCTAATGATCCTAAATTTAAAGGAAAAACTAAGAAAGAAAGAATACAAATGGCTCTTGGTGCATTCTATTCGGCTAAAAGAGGAAAGACCAACGAAGAAGTTGAAGAACTTGACGAAATCTCCTCAAAATTAGCGTATAGAGCTGCAAGTAAGAGAGGGGAACGAATGTCCAAAGCATGGCGAGCTAATGATATGGACACTTTCGAAAAAGAAAGAGGAAAAGCCGAAAAAACTTATAATATTGCAACAAAAAAAGCAAAAGCAGCAGAGAAGAAAAACCCACAAAAACCGGAACAATCATACCCTTTAGGTGGTTACTCGCGCGCAAGTAATAGATCATATAGTGAAGAAATTGAAGATATCCAAGAACTAAGCAAAGAAACCCTTCAAAACTACGTTAATAAACGCCAATGGGATATGGGTGCTAATGAAAAAGCGCAAAAGAAAATGGATACTGGTTTAGCTAGAGCTGAAAAGAAAATTAAGAGAAAATTGAAAATTAGTCAATAAGATATAATGAAAACAATAAAGTCGCCACCACAGAATATACTTTTTAGTTTGGTTGCAATTCAACCATTCCCTAAAAATCAAAAGGTGGCTCTTTATTTTTCAAAAGAACTTAAAAAATATTTTTCAATGAGTTACGGTAAAAATGGAATAGAGTTATCTGAATCAGATTTTTCTATTATTGAAAAACTAAAAACAATAGAAGAAATAGAACCGTTATATTTTCATGACGGTTCTATTTTGAATATTGATAAACGATGTTCTGAAAGTATTTTGAATTTATACGAAAATGTATCTGAAGGAAAATCAGATTTTGAAGATTTCATAATACAATCAGATAAACATTTTTTATCAATATTAAATTATTCTGTAAATAGATTTAAAAAGGAAACATAGATATGTCAGTTTCAAGAGTTAAGTATCAAAAACAGTTCTTCCCAGTAGAAGCATACAATTATGATTGGGCGAATGGTAAAGTGGTTATTACGTCTACTGGACACATATTACACAATAATGTAACGGTAACTCTTGCTTCTGGAGCAAGTTACGACGCTTTAACGGGTTTAGTTACTGTTATAAACGCCAATACATTTTCAGTCCCAGCAATTACGAATTTACAATTTATCGATAATTATGCTTTAAACGGTTATGTTTCAGGACAATCAGGAGAAAAACCAGCACAAACTTTACCAAGAGGTACTGGTTGTGATGCAGTAATCCAATCTTACGTTACAGGTACTGGAGGCGCTTCTTATAAAATAGACGTTTCTTTGGATACTGAACATTGGATTTCTCACTCCACGATTACACATTCAACAACAAGCGGAAATACTTATTTTATTACTGTCGCTCCTGGTTGGGCGTACTATAGAGCAAACGTTACTTCTATTGGTGCAAATACTAATTTGGTAATTATGTCTTCGGAGTAAGATATGCCTCTGGTAAATTCATCAGATTGTTGGAAAAAATACGGGAACCCATTTAAAGAAAATAATATGTCTGTTTGGGTTGTTCCAAACTATTTGCATATTGGACCGATACCCAAAAAGATTTATTGCAATAAAGATATGATTACCCCATTAACAAACGCTTTTGAGAATATCCTAAAAAAAGGAATAAGCGACCAAGTAAAAACTTGGGATGGATGTTTTAATATTAGATCAAAGCGAGGGGCAAAATCTATGTCTTTACATTCTTGGGGTATTGCTATCGACATTAATGCTTCTTGGAATAGGTTTGGAAAACCCCCAACTATGTCAAAAGAATTAGTAGATTGTTTTACTACAGTTGGATTCTCTTGGGGTGGATATTGGAATAAACCAGACGGTATGCACTTTCAATTAGAAAAAATTTAAAACTTTTTAACAAAACCAAGAATCCCAAAAGGAGAATTTAAATGAAACTTTTAAGAGAAGACATAGAAGATTTCGAAGTGTTAACGGAATCTACTAAAGACGGTAGCAAAAATTATTATATCCAAGGACCATTCATGCAAGCGGATACACCAAACCGTAACGGAAGAATGTACCCTAGATCGGTTATGGAAAGTGCTGTAGGAAAGTATATCGAAGAAATGGTTTCTAAAAATAGAGCAGTAGGAACTTTGGGTCACGAAGAGTCCCCTAAAATTTCAGAAAATAAAATCTCACATCTAATCACAGATTTAAGATTTGAAGGTAATGACGTTTGGGGTAAGGCAAAAGTTTTAGAAACCGCTTCTGGTAAAGAATTAAAAGCGTTAATCGAAGGTGGAGTTTCTTTTGGTTGTTCTTCTAGGGCATTAGGTTCTCTTAAAGAAGGAGCAAACGGAATCAAAGTTGTACAAGACGATTTTACAATTTCTTGCGTTGATGCAGTATTACAACCCTCTGGAATGTCTTGTTGGGTTGATGGTATTATGGAAGAAGCAGAATGGATTATGGTTAATGGAGAATGGGTAAAATCTAACCTAGAAAAATCCCAAGAAATGATAAGGAAAGCATCTAAACATGATATTGAAAAGGTTGCTTTACAAATATTTGAAAACTATATCAATAGGTTATAAATATTAAATTTTATAAATACTTTAAAGAATTGTATATCTAAGGAGATAAAAATGTCTAATTATAATTTATCAGAAGCAGCTGCTGAAATTTTAACTCAAAGCGTTAAATCTGCTGGAAAGGAAAATTTCGGTGCTGGCAAAAAACTAACCCCAACCCCAGGACAAAAAGAAGTTGACCTAGGAACCGCAGGTCATAAGACCACTGATGCCAACTATGATGCTGCAAAGGAAATTTCTCAAGCAACATTACCTACTGGTAAAGGTGTCGCTTCAGAACCTATGAAAAAGTTATCTGGACAACCAGCACAAAGCGGTTCAGTTAACCAACCAGAAGGCGAAGAAACTTCCGAAGAAGGTAAAGTTAACCGTAAGAAAGGTCCAGTCGCAAAAGCTACTTCTCCAGTAAATTCTGGCGCTAAAGCTCCATACGTCCCTGAAGACGAAGCAGAAGAAGAATGGGAACCAGAAGAAGAAGATCAAGAATGGGAAGATGAAGAACTAGAAGAAGCAACCATGGAAGAAGTTATGAAAGACTTAGAATCTATGGATGAAGAAGCATTCGAAGAAAAGTATGGTTGTGATAAAGGTTCTGCAAAAGATCAAATGGAAAAAATTTCTAAGAAAGAAGCAAAGAAAGCAGAAATGGATAAAACTATGAAAGAAGATATCGAAGCAATGCTTTCTGGCGAAAACCTTTCTGAAGAATTCAAAGGTAAAGCTTCTATGATTTTCGAAGCCGCAGTTAATTCTCGTGTAGAAATGATTGCCGAAGAACTGGAAGAAAAATTCACTGAACAGTTTGAAGAAACTGTTGAACTAGTCAAAGAAGATTTCGCCGAAAAGCTAGATTCTTATCTTGACTATGTAGTAGAAAATTGGATGGAAGAAAATACTCTTGCCGTCGAAAAAGGACTTCGTTCTGAGATCGTAGAAGATTTCATCGGAGCTTTAAAGAATGTGTTTGTTGAACACTATATTGATATTCCAGAAGATAGAGTTGACGTTGTTGAAGAATTAGTATCTAAGGTTGAAGAACTAGAAGATACAGTCAACGAACATATCGAAAAGAATATCGAACTTAAGAAGAAACTTTACGAACACGAAAAGCAAGAAGCAATTCATGCTGTATGCGAAGGTTTAACCCTTTCTCAAGCAGAGAAAATTAAGTCTTTAGCGAAAAGTGTAGAGTTTGTTTCTGAAGAAGATTTTTCTGATAAGTTGGAAACCATTAAGGAATCTTATTTCCCAACTACCATTAAATCTGCTTCTCCAGACGCACTTAACGAAACCGTTGAATTCGATGAAGATGCTACGACAAAAGTTGTCGATCCTGTAATCGAAGCATACGTTAATAAAATCGGAAAACTTTATAAGTTTTAATTTTTATAAATAATTAATACCAAATATTAAGGAGAAACAACAATGTACTTAGACGAACAAGTAATGAATAAATGGAGTCCAGTTCTAGATCATCCAGAACTACCTACCATTACCGACCCATACAAGAAAGCCGTTACTGCTATGGTTCTAGAAAACCAACAAGCAGCAATGGATTCCGATCGTCAAACCCTAATGGAAGCACCAACCAACGTAACTGGTTCTTCTATCAGCAATTTCGATCCAATCCTAATCAGCCTAGTTAGACGTGCTCTACCTAATTTGATTGCTTATGACGTTGCTGGCGTACAACCAATGACTGGTCCTACTGGACTAATCTTTGCTCTACGTTCCAAATACGGTTCACAAACTGGCGCAGAAGCGTTCTATAACGAAGCCAATACTATCTTCTCTGGTATTGTTGGTGTTTCTAATAATAGCGATACTTCTACCAACCCAGTCGCAAACGTTGCTAACACCGCTGCGTTCACCACTGGTAAAGGTCTATCTACCGCTCAAGGCGAAAACCTAGGAGACGCTGCTGGTCTTGCTTTCCCAGAAATGGCACTAAGCATTGACAAGGTAACTGTTACTGCGAATACTCGCGCTCTAAAGGCAGAATATTCTCTAGAACTAGCTCAAGACCTAAAAGCTATCCATGGTCTAGACGCTGAAACCGAACTAAGCAACATTCTATCTACTGAAATCCTAGCGGAAATTAACCGTGAAGTTATCCGTACGATCTACACTGTTGCTAAGCCAGGTGCTCAATGGGGTACTGTTACTCCAGGCGTTTTCGATCTAGATACCGATTCTAACGGTCGTTGGTCTGTTGAACGTTTCAAGGGTCTAATTTACCACATCGAACGCGAAGCTAACGCAATTGCGAAAGAAACTCGTAGAGGGAAAGGTAATATCCTTATCGTTTCTTCTGACGTAGCTTCTGCTCTAGCAATGGCTGGTGTTCTACAATACACCCCAGCACTATCTGCTGATCTACAAGTTGACGATACTGGTAATACTTTCTGCGGTATGCTACATGGTCGTATTAAGGTCTATATCGACCCATACTTCAATGGCATGTCTGCTGGTACTGAACTAGTTA